AAGCGTACTGCAGCTTTGGATAAAGCCAGGAAAGCTAAGAAAGCAGCTAAGACTTATAAAGATAAGAAAGAAGCAGATAAGCCAAAAGATAAGAAGTAAGTTAGTATTTAATAGTAGCTTAATTATTAATTAGTGCCTTCTTATACCCATCTTGCTTACAGACGTAACGCCAAAGCAGCGGCTCGTAAGCAGCAGATTAAGAAACCTAAAAATCAAGAATCATTACTGAAAGCTAGAGAGGATTTTGGGTATTTTTGTGAATATGTAGCTGATAAACCACCCGCAGAACATCACAAGACTTGGCATAGACATTTTGTCACTAACGAAGATAGTAGTTGTTTATTAAAAATTGCAGGACCCAATGTTGACTTACTAGCTCCTAGAGGGTCAGCTAAATCGACTGTATTAGGATTACTGACTGCTTGGGCTATTGGTATTCATACACAAGCTAAACAGCCTTTACAGGTCTTGTACTTGTCTTACACCGTGGATATTGCTAGGTCTAAGTCCGCAACAATTAAAAGAATTATAGAAAGTAAAAGATATCAAGAAGTATTTCCAAAAGTAAGATTACTTAAAAACGTAACCAGTAATGAATATTGGTCAATAGATCATAAATTTGCAGGTATAGATACTACTGGTGAAGAACAGTTTACATTGTGTGCTGCTGGCTTAAAAGGTTCAGTTACATCTAAGCGTTCTCATTTAGTGATGATTGATGACGCCATAAAATCATCAGCTGATATTGCTAATCCTGATATTAGAAACCAGATGAAAGAAAACTGGAATGCTGTTATAGCACCTACCATGTTTGAAGGAGCTAGAGCTATTTGTTTAGGAACTAGATTTAGACATGACGATATACACGCTACTACTTTTAATGAACAAAATAATTGGACCCAAATTATCTTATCGGCCATATTGAATGATTCTAAAACAGGAGAAGAAGAATCCTATTGGCCAGAGATGTGGTCACTTGAATACTTAAAAGAAAAGAAAAGACAGGCACCCATAGCTTTCTCTTTCCAATACATGAATCAAATAGTTAGGCAGAATGAATTATCGTTAGCTCCAGAATTAATTGTTAAAGCAGAGATATCTACCGAGTTTGATACGTTAGGAATAGGAGTTGATTTATCAGCTGGTGTAAAAGAAATTAGATGCCCTAAAAGAGCTTCTATACGACTGGTCAATAATAGGTAAGGATGCAAACGAAAATTATTTTCCTACTTACTCTACATGCGACATTTGGTCAGAGGCTGTCCAATACCAAGCATCTTTAGAAGCTGATTTCAAAAGAGTATGTCAGACTAATGAAGGTCTATATAATTTAATCTGGCATCCTGTAAAAGGATTCAGAGCAGATAAACTTGCACGTTTCAGAGGAATAATGGGGATGTTTGAAGATAGAAAGATAATATTCAATAGGTTTAGAAATTTTACAAATATGTTTGAAGAATTAACTAACTTTGG